CATCGACGTTGATCTTCTCGCCGGTGGTCGGGTGGATCAGCGTGCCGGTGCTCAGCACGTGCTTGCGGAACAGACGGCCGGTCTTGGTGCGGGCCAGCTCCACGAACTCCTCGGTGCGGCCCGGCGCGATGACGATGTCGCCCATGGTTGCTACCTCCTCCGGACCTATCGGAACGAGGCGAGTTGGTCCGGACTGGCCAGGCTGTAGGCCAGTCGGCATCGGCAGTTGGGGTGCCGGGGCGGGGTGAACAGGTGCCGGTAGACGGCCGTGACCCGCGCCGGCGCGCCGGCGCTGCGGTCGAACTGGGCGTCGATGGCGATGGTCGTCCCGTCCAGGGCCAGGCAGGCCGGGCACGGGTTGTCGCCGCGCACCTGCCAGGTCTTGACCGCGCGCACGTAGGGGTTGACGCCGGCGTAGCCGGTCCAGGCGGCGGCCTTGGTGTCCTCGAACCCGTGCTGCACCGACATCGAGGCGGCGCCGGAGGTGCGCACGGCCAGGCGGCGCGCCGCCCGCCGGATGGCGGCGTGGACGGTCATGGTGCGGGCACCGACGGCGCCGCTCGTGCCTCGCACACCGTCCACGGCGTCGGTGATGACCCTTTGCAGGTCCAGCAGGGCGCCGGCGAAGGCGCGGGTCAGGTCGGCCTCGATGTTGGCCAGCAGCCCCTCATCGGCGCCCAGCCCGCCCGGGACCGTGTGACCGACCTCGCGCAGCGCGGCCCGGGCCGAGGCGGTGCCGAGCTTGGCCGAGGCGGCGTGCCCGGCCGCGACGGCGGCCGAGGTGGCGGCCCGGGCCGTGGCCAGGGCCTGGGTCAGTGCAGTGTGGACACCCGCGTCGCTGACCAGCTCGGCGCCGGTGGCGTTCGGGTTGGCCCGCATCGCCGCGACCACGGAAGCGGTGGCCTGGTTGGCCAGCCCGGCCAGGGCCCGGGCGACGCGCTGGCGGACCCGGTGCTCCACCGCGGCCAGGGCGGCGTCGTCAGCGGCCACGGTCAGGCCGGCGCCGGCCGCGAGGACCTACCCGGCTTGGACCGCACCCCCACCTTCGGCTTGCCCTTCTGCGCGGAGCTGGCGGTGGTGTGGCGCCGCTCCACCTGCCAGCCGAGCTTGAGGAACTGCGCGACGTCGAAGCGCTGGCGGGGGCTGGTCCGGCCGCTGGCGTCGCGAACGGCCACCGTCCCGTCACCGAAGTCGAGCAGCACCGCGCCGGGCTGGTCGGGGTGGGACAGGGTCCGGACCGGGACGATGGCGTTGGGGTCGGTGACCACGCCGCCGAGATTGGACGGGGCACCCGGCCCGCCGCCGTAGACGGCCCGGCCGGTGGGGGTCTTCTTGGCCTTCCCGCCGGCGAACGGGTCGCGGGTGCCGCCCCCGAACGGCTTGCCTTTCACCCCTTCCTTGGCCGTGCGCTCGCGCACGTCACGGGTGATCGGGCTGCCGATCGGCACGCCGTAGACCCGGGCGCCCTCGGGACTGCGCACGAACTTGGGTCCGCCGGAGTTGGGCCGGCCCCGGACCAGCTCCACGATGCCCAGATCAGCGGCGGCCTCGGCCAGCAGCCCGATCGCGTCGGCGGTCAGCTCCAACGCTTCGTCGTCGGCCTGGGACAGGGTGAAGCCGGGCGGGAGCAGGGCCGGGTCGACGACCGGGGAACCCTCCGGCGCCGGCGGCGCCCCGCCCGGAGCACCGCCGCCGGCGCCGGCGGGAGCACCTGGATCCGCGCCGGGCACCATGCCGGCGGCGGCCATCTCGGCCTCCAGGGCCTTCTCCTCGGCCATCTCGGCCTCGATGCTCTCCCAGTCCATCTCCAGACCGAACAGCTCGCTGACCTGAACCTCCAGCTCGTGCACCAGCTCGGGCCGGCAGGTCAGACTCTGCCCACCGGTGGCCAGGGTCTTGAACAGCTCCAGCATCGCTTCCTTCTGCGCGTCGGACAGCGATCCGAACTGGAAGCGCGGGTACTTGCCGCTGCCGAAGTTCCAGTCGATGAAGCGCGGGATGATGCGATTGTTGACCACCTCTTCGATCTCGCCCATGATCGTCTGCAACATGAGCAGGAACAGCGCGTCGGACTGCTGTCCAAAGTCGACCAGCTTCGCCCCGCCGGCGCCGGCACCCTGCTCCTTGTCGAAGAACGCGGCCAGGATGGACTTGCTCATCTGGCTGTTGTGGTGGTTGATGATGCTCAAGAAGTCGTAGTCACCGGCCTCCTTGAGGGAGTCCACCACGTAGTCGGCCGGGATGGTCATGTACTGGGCGATGCCCAGGTCGGCCAGCGCCTTCTTGAAGTCGGTCTTCTCCTGCTTGCTCGGGTTGGGCGGCAGCTTGCCCACCCGGGTGCCGACGGCGGCCCGCTGCGCGGCCAGATGGGCAATGATGTAGAGCTTGAACTTCTTGTCCCAGTGCCAGAACGCCGTCTCGAAGTAGGACCGGCCGTAGAAGGCGCGCTCCTCCTCGTTGGCCGCGTAGTAGACCGCGTGGGCGGCGTCGATGGTCTTGTCGATGTGCCGACCGTGGAACATGGTCTGCTGACGCAGCCCGGCCCACTTGCCCTTGTCGTCGAGCAGGAACGTCAGCGTCTCGGCCGGCCGGTGGGCCAGCTCCTTGAGCGTCCACTTGCCCTTCAGCGGCCCGGTGCCGGGCGAGGTGTAGACCATCTCGAAGGCGGCGAACCCGTCGAAGATGGCCATGAGCATCTGGGCGATGACCCGCCCGAACGGCACGCTCATGCCGCCGGAGGACTGCGGCAGGGTGAACATCTGCTCGATGAACGCGGCCTCCTCCTCGCCGCCGTCCACATGCGACTCGGGCACGTAGGTGGCGGTCTTGAGCGCGGCGCGGATCGGCAGGGTGATCAGCCGGTACAGCGCGCGGGCCTGGCCGTCGGTGCGGCGCATCGCCTGCAGCTGCTTGACCGTGACCTCGTCGTGGCGCAGCGCCTCCCACGCGTTCTTGTACGGCGTGGTGAACGGCAGGTAGGCCGGCACACCGACGGTGACCTCGAACTCCGGCTTGGGCGTGACCGGGTCAGAGGTGCGCTTCGGCGCCGGGGCGCGCGTGCTGGTGGCCACCTGTCCTCCCTGGTCCGGTTACCTGCTCTATCGGCCGTTCACCAGCCCGGCAGGGCCGGCGTCCACAGCTTGTCCATCGCCGGCGTGCCCAGCGGCAGGTCGAACAGCGTCCCGGTCTCGAAGTCGGCGGTGGCGTGGTAGGCCCTGGCGTCGGGGTCCTCCTCTTCGCCGCCCAGGCCGATCGCCCCCATCACCGCGCAGGCCAGCGCGTCGGCCTCGTCCTTGCTGCCGTCGGCCGGGTGGTCGACCTTGCCGTTGGGTAGCTTGGTCAGGCCGAGCAGCTCGTCGACCAGCCGGCACGGGATGTCGGCGCCGTCTTCCCCGGCAAGGCGCGGGATGGTGACCCGCTCCTCGTACATCAGGTCCCGAAGCGTGCGCCACGGGTCCTCGGAGGAGTCGGTGGACACCTTCTCCGTCTCGATGCCCTTGGCCTCCAGGATCTGCATCGAGTCCAGGGACTGGAAGCCGTCGAAGGTCAGCAACCGGATGTTGAAGCCCTGCCGGATCAGCTCGAAGCACAGCTGCCGGGCCCACCGGATCTGGATCTCCCGGGGCGGGGTGGCGCCGGTGTCGGCGCTGTAGGAGATGACGAAGTCGACCTTCACGTGCGGGCGGACCTCGCGGATGGTGGTGGGCGCGCCGTCCTCGTCGACGGAGACCACCTCGTGTTCTGAGAACCTGGCCACGTGGGCCATGGCGATGCCGGCCCGGTCGGCGGTGACCGCCATGTCGGCGTGCATGGCGTAGACCGCGCCGCGGATCGGCACCAGCTGCGGGCCGAACCGGTACCGGGGCACCCACACCTGCCGGCCGCCCTCGCCGTCCTCGACGTCGTAGTCGACGGTGACCGGCAACCGCTGGGTGGGCGCGAAGCAGGACTCCACCGCCTGCCGGTTGCGGAAGTAGGGATTGATGGCCCGGGCCGGCTTGCATTCGTACTTGGCCCTGGCCATGACCGGGTCCTCGCGGTACTCGTCGGCGAAGGCCTCCCGGCCGCCGGGCACCGGCCGGACCTCCCAGGTGGCCAGCGGGCCGGACACGTAGTGGCGGCTGCGCTGGCCCAACGCCTTGATGTCGTCGCGGGCCTCGGCGGTGAGCTTCTGGATGGTCGAGCCCTTGTAGCGGGGGTAGCTGATCCGCACGTTCTTGAATGTGCGCGGGAACCGGGTGATGCCGGAGGAGCGCAGCATCTTCAAGATGCCCTCGGCGCTCTTGGTGGGCTCGCGGGCTGAGCCTCCACGTCGGACCGCCATCTCCTTCTGGCTCTTGAACGCGTCCACCTCGTCGGCGATGCCCAGCAGCAGGTTCATGCCCTCCTGGGTCTCGGCGTCGGAGTGACCCGAGATGGCCTCGATGTTCTTCTCGAAGGAGATGACGTTCTGCTTCGGGTCGCACTTGTGCGCGAACCAGCCGCGCTTGACCGCCCGCGTGATGGGCAGGAAGAACGCCTGCTGCGCCTGCTGGGAGGAGCTGGCCACGTTGAGCAGGTGGATGGTGTCCTGCGCCGGGATGCCGAAATACTCCTGCGGGGAGCGCAGACACATGACCAGGTAGGCGATCCGCATGCTCACGATCCGGCACACGTGGTCCTTGCCCCCGCCCTTGCCCCACTGGAGCGTGGCGAAATTGATCATGCGGATGGGCTCGGCCCAGTACCGCTCCTCCCGCCAGGCCGAGACGGGTCCGATGCACAGCCGCCCGGGCTTGCGGCCGACCTCGAACTCGTCGGCCATGACCGGGTACAGCTCGGGCAGGTAGATGCGTTCGATGTGGCGCACCGCGTCGTACTGCACCGGACTCAGCGGCGGGTTGTGCAGGAACGCGGCGTCCTGGACGAACACACTCAGCGGGACCGGCTCCTCGGTGAAGACCGCGTCGGGGTCGATCGAGGAGGTGGTGTTGGCCTGGGCCGCCCGTCGCAGCATCTCGGCGAAGTCACTCATGGCGGTGCCTATCGAGACAGGGCGATGATCCGATCCAGGGCGCCGGCGGCCGGGGCGCTCAGGTCCATCATCTTGAGCAGGTCGGCGTCGGTGAGGTCGTCACCGACCATCTCGCCGGTGTCCACGGTGACGTAGGTCGTCTTGACCTCGACCGGGTCGCCGAAGCTGACGTCGAGGTTGTCGTCGACGGTGTAGGTCACCTTGTAGGTCTTGGCCTCGGTGCCGTAGCCGCGGTCGACGATGAGAAAGTCGGTCCACAACTCCCGGACCCAGAGATGACCCGGACCGTCCTCATAGGAGGCAGTCGGGTTGGCCTGGCGCCAGGCCTTGCGGGCCTCCCGCTCGCGGTTCTCGAACGATCGCCGGACGATCTCGGTGTTGTAGCTCACGTTGGCCAGGCACAGCATCTCGCGCTGCTCGGCGCTGGCCGCGACCACCTTGCGGGCCTTGTTCTTGGCCCGCAGCTTCTCCCACTGGGCCACGGCCTTGATCGCCTTGGCCTGGGTGTCGGCGTCCACGCCGGCGCCGGTGGACCACTTCTTCACCCGGGAAACGGCGATGGCCACGGCCTGGCTGGTGGTCTTACCCGTCTTGCGGACGGCCCGGGCGATGCGACAGATGTAGTCGGGTAGCGAGCCGGCTCGCTCCACCCAGTTCTTGCCCGGCTTAGACACCTTCGGTCCCGGTAAGTACGAGCTAGTAACCGCGAATATCCCGATCCTCTCCGATCTCAAAGGCTGGAAGTACGGCTTTGAGTCACCGTTCAAGGCTGATCTGTACTACGTCGTCACCCGAGTCTTCTCCGGCAACAAATGGGGGACGGCAAATCCAGTGATGATGCGCGACCAAGACTTTGGCGTTGTCCGCGTCCGCGCGTACGGCACCTACGACTTTCGTATCGTCGCACCGCGCATGTTTCTCAAGGAGGTCGCCGGCACCGACGATCATTTTCGCCTTGATGAGTTCACCGACGTCATGCGCTCACGCATTGTGAGCGTTTTTTCTGAGGCACTCGCGGCCGCCAAGATTCCGGTGCTGGACGTGGCGTCTCGCTACTCGGAAGTCGGCAGCGCAATCTTGCCCGTCTTGAATCCGATTATGCAAGAAAAGTATGGCCTTGAGCTGACAAGTTTTGTGATTGAGAACGTCTCAGTACCACCGGAGGTCG